CGGCTTTGAATCCAGTTTCTTAATGTAGGTGCGTGAGTGTCTAAAATATAATTATTTTTAGTAGTATTAAACTGCCCTGTATTATAGGATGCATTGTAAGCAGTAGCCAACAATTGATCATGATCCTCGACAGGAATATCAATATTATCTACAACCTCAACAGCGGTTGGAAATAGTAAATGTAATTTACTATTACTCATTACTCGGGCTTTGGAAATTCTTCACTAAACGGCCAACTTGTACTAGGGTTAGGCTTGGCTCTTAGTTTAACATTTTCTTCAATTATTGTGCCATCTTCTTCACACAAGCTAACTTGATACGGAGCATCAATGAGTAAGTAATCATCTTCAACTTGCCAATCGTGTTCACCATCAAACAACCAGCCAGCACCGCCTTCATGATAAGCAGTTTCAAATGCTTCTTTTTGCTCGTCGGTAAAGTCATCGCTATATTCAAAATAGCAAGCAACTCCATCTTCAAGTTCCGATCCCCACCCAAAGTCTGTCTTTGCGTATGCTTGTGTTGCGCCTTCGTAGGGAAGATTTATATCCATGTCTGCTTCAACAAACCCTTGTCCCCAGCGATAGTGGTCTTCGATATTGACCCAACTAGTAGAACCGTCAGCATTGTCTCGAAACAGTTCTATACACCAGCAGATGCTTTTCTTATGTAAAGGTTTGATTAAGTATACAGACATTATTCTTCCTTATTGATCTAAAGGTAAGTTATTCCATTCTTTAACTAGAGCAAGTACTTCTTCTTCTGTGTTGCACAGAGTCTTTGTATTTGACCAATCTTCTTTTTTATTGCGACCACCAATTTCTACCATCCAACCGTTGTCGTAACGATTGATAGTGATTTGTTCATTTACTTTTGCTAATTTAGATAGTTGTGACATTTAGTTCTCCTTGATATCTAGCTTGGAACGGTTCAGCATACGATTGTATGTTGTCTGCAATCTTTTTCATGTCCCATGCATTGCAGAATTTTAACATACGAATACCAACCTGATCTACAGTCTTTGGTACTGCGTTTGTTTCAATTGTTTCTTGAATACATTGTTTAATGTCAGCAGGTTGTGCTGTTAAGTCGCACAAGTGTACATTACGCAAATAATCTTCTAGAACTCTGTGTTCTTGTCCATTGTGGTCGACCCAACGTTGCAACATGAGATTGTTCCAAGAATACCCTTTAGAGTTGCGATCTTGAAACGCCTCCATGAGACCAACTTTATTCTTTGACCCTTTTGTTCGTACACCTGGATAAGCTGAAAATACATTGTCTGATGTGTCGCCTCGCATACATTTTTCGAATAGCATCCATTCAGGGTCTTGTGCAGGCTTAGGCTCGCCTGTCTTTTTGTCTTTAACGGGTTTACCTTTAGCATCAAACGTTCCTTCGTGTGTAATATGTAAATCACCCACACCGTTATATTGACTAACAGTGGGACTTACTAGTTGTGCAAAATCGCCGTCTGTTGAAATAATAACGTGTTTTGCATCTGGATGTGCTTGTGTCCAACCAGCAATTAAATCGTCTGCTTCTAATCGAGGATGCTGTAAGATTGTAGCATTAGTCTTTTCTGTTACAAACTTTTTAAACTCGTCAAATGCTTCCCAGAACAGTTTATCTTCTTCTTGTTCTCGTTCAGTAAGTGCGGCACGGGCTTCGGATCGATTGGCTTTGTACGGCTTGTAAAAATCTTTGCGCCAGCTTCTACCTTCGAGACAGAATACTACGTGAGTACCGCCAAAATCGTTCCATGCTTTTTTGATACTGTTAAGTGTAATGTGAAAAGCCATACCCAACTTAATGTCAGCACTACCTTGTACTACATGTCTAGCACGAAAGAATGTGTTAGCAGTATCTACAATAATATACGTGTTCAACGCCATAAACTATCCATTCTCTTTTTAAATAAATCATACATTTGTTGAAGTTTGATACCAGGCAAATATTTCTTTACAGCAAGCGCCTTACGTTGCTCTGCAAGGATTTGTTCTTTCCTTTTATCATCTACAACCTCAACAAGTTTAAAATTGTTCGTTTTACTTCTAAATCGAACAGCATACAACGGATCGCCTCGTTCTATATTAAGTTGTTCAATATTTGGATCCATAAAACAACAAAAATTAGTAGGCCTAATCCATTTACTAATGTTATACTCTCCTGTGATATTAGTCAAGCCATTATGAAATAATGGAGGATCAATAACTTCCATTGTTACATCATCACCATTATTAATAAACACATATTGTAGTAAAATAGTAAACATTGGACGGTTGAACAGTAAAGCACGTTCGGGTAATCCAATTTGTAAGAACGCTCTAAGGTCTTGCCCATTTGCAGTATTAGTTATGGTAAACTTTCCATCAGCGTGGCGTTGGATTGAAAATGATAACGGACTAGTAATGTAATATACATTTTTTAAATAGTCTACTACTGCGGGACAATTAAACGAATCTAACTTTGATTGATTGCTTAAAAATGTCAACGCACTAACAGGCTTTTGAATTAGTGGATCTAATTCAAAAGGAGAAAGGTCGCCTTGACCGTTTTCAAGAAGACCTAAAAATTCTATAGTGTTATAACTCATCCAATCTCTGATCTATTTGCATCTAATTTTTGTACATTGATAAATCCTTGGCTACGATTCATATCAAGACCTTCGTCACTAAGCATGTTACGTGCTAGCGTTTTAAACCAAATATCGACGACTAATTCGTCTGTGTCGCCTTCTAATCCGTATCCGGATTGACGTAATTGTTCTACAAAATGTTCGTTCCAGTCAAGTTCAAAAAATCCGTTTGCTGGATTATCTTTGTTAACGTGTGTTTCTAATACTGCAACCCAAGGTTCTTTGCGACGATTAGCACGTTCTTTTGGACTTAATTTAGCAGTTGCTTCTGCCTCTTGTGCTATAACTGTTTCGGCAACAGCCTTGTCTCGTGCGATTTGAAGTTCTGCTTTTTCTTCTTCTAACTTAGTAATACCAAATAATTTTTTAATCAATTTATTCATTAAGTTCCCCACTCATTTTTAAATAATGGCACTTGTAAACGGTCGCTATAACGTAAGCCGTTTTTCATAGCCAGTAATGCTACATTTTTATTATTCATTGCGTATACACTTTCAACGCCACCAACCGGCATTAAGTAGACGTGTCCAGTAAATCCTGCTTTACGATAAGCCGCAATAGCACATTCAGCATCAGCAAAATCTTGTTCAGTAGCAATAACAAATTTCAAGTAAGCTGTACCAACTTCTTCATATTCGCAAACTACTTCTGGTAGGATTGCTTCTTCCCACACTTCACCACTACACGGAAGTTTAGCACTTACACTAAATGTTACTTCGTGCCCAACTGTGCTGTTCCACTTGGCTAACCAGCCTTTAAATTCTGGAGTAAGTTTTTGAGTACCGTTTGTTTCGAACGTGATCTCTTTTAGGTCACGCATCTTAGGATTGTTTAACAAGTCTGGATAAGCACGTTGCCAACCTAGCAAAGGTTCGCCGCCTGTAATAACTAGATGTTCTTCTTTCCAATGATCCTGCGGAAGGATTTCCATAATGCGATCTGCTATTGCTTCGCTTGTAAGCATTGGGCTAAGGTCTTTAAACTCAGGCATCCAACTAGCATAGCTGTCACAACCTGTACTGACCAATGGAAGCTCCTCATACTTTTGAAAAGACTCAATCATCGTATGTGTTGCCGCAATGTCAGTAGCTTCGTGACTTACTTCGCCACGGGGCATACCAAAGCCAGCGCATTTAAAGTTACAACCAAATGTACGCAGAAACACAGACGGGACGCCCATGTAGCGTCCTTCACCTTGGATACTGTAAAACAGTTCCGCTATTTTAATTTTGCTCATACACAATCCTGTTCATTTGCCATTTTCTTTATTGTAGCACGTTCTTCTTTGTTTTGTCTAGCATTACGAAAAGCTTCAACGTCATCAATGGCACTTTTCAAAGTTTCAGCATAATTAAGAGCTTGTTGTTTGGTCAAACATACTGTTGATTCGGTATCGATATAACCTTTGGTCAATAGCGTCCAAATGTGATACCAACGTGTTTTTGACCAGTAATTTGTTTTGCCTGTGGTATAAATGGTTACAGTAATATCGCCATCATCTGCTTCTACCCACATGTTATGATTGTGATTTTCGTCACCGCAATT